GCCCGTGCCGTCGAGCAGGTGCACCGACTCCCACGAGACGTTAACCGCCTCGCCCGCCGTCGGCACGTTGGGAATGTGGAGGGTCGCCACCGAGCCCCAACGCGTGAACCGGACATAGGTTGGAGGCCACTGCCCGGTCGGGTACTCGATGGCGACCACACGCAACAGGAGGGAGAGCGTGGAAAGGCTCAGGTCCCGGCTGGCAGCCGTCGTGAGCCCCGTCTTTTGCTCACGGCCGCGAGCCCCCGACACCTCGGCCACGGCCCGGCCAAGGCACCGCTCGAGCTCCGCGTCGGTGAACTCCTGGGGAGCGCCGGAGTCCCGTAGGTCCTGGCGGACCTTCGTCACCAGCTGGGCCAGCGTGCTCACCCCGCGCCCCTAGCCGCCGCCGCCCTCGCCCTTAGGCCCCGGCGGCGGCCCCTTCGCCTCACCCACCGGGACCACCAGGACCCGGCCGCAGTTGGAGCACGACTTCCCGTCTTGCTCCAACAGCACCTGCGTCTTGCACCGAGGACACCACACGCCGCCCACGACTAGTTAGTCCAGTCGCCGGACGAGATGCCGTCCAGCCGCGCAAGCGCCTGGCCGTCCTTCACCGCCAGCGCCGTGTACGCCTTCACCCGCCAGCGGTTCGCGTCCTTAGTCTCCAGCGTGCCCACACGCTCGAGCTGGATGATCCGCTCCAGGTCGTCCAGAGCAGCAGGGTCGTCCGCACTCAGGCCGAAGAACCCCGTCTCGTCCAGCCGCACCGCGAAGATCGACGACGCGGCGCCGGTCGTCGGCAGCGCGTAGGCCGCCGAGGAGATGGTCTCCGTGTCGTTGATGAAGTCGCAGGCCAGAATCGGCACGTCGCTGTAGAACAGCACCGGCCGGCTGATGCCCTGAACCGAGCTCAATGCCAGCGCCCACCCCTGAGACCGCGCCAGCTTCTGAATGCCCCGGATGCTCCGCCGACTCGCCAGGAAAGCGCTCGGCCGAGGCCGTACCAAGTCCCTGAGCTGGTCGAGCAGCGAGAACGTGCCCACGCCCGGCACCGTCGTAGCGCCCGCATGGACCTGCTGCAGCGTCAGATCGTCCGAGATGATCTCGTGCATCCCGTCGAACTGCTCCGCAGCCGTGTCGATGCTGCCGTACACCGCCGCGCCGCCCCACGTGTCCGCGAAGTTGCGCGCCTTCATCCCCAGCAGCTCCCCGACCAGATCCTGGTCCTTCGACCGCGTCACCGCCAAGAACTTGTCGATGTCCGCGTCGCCAATGAGGATCTTGAGCGCCACGGTGATCTGCGAGGTCGTCGGCACACCCTCAGTCACCGTGCCGCCCGCCGCAATGAACGTCGGGGCCGACGCCGCGAGCTCCCGCTGATACTGCAACGCGTTCCCCCGAATCGGGACGAACGGCAGCATCGCCAGCAGCGGGTTCTGGTCCATGGTCATCTCCGCGATGCCCACCAGCACCTGGTTGGTGCTGTACTTCTCCGCTTCGGCCAAAGACAGAGCCACTACTTACCCCCTTCGCTCTCCAGGCCGAACCGGATGCGGTCCAGCCCCCGTACACCCTCCGGCGGCCCTGCGGGCGCCGACCCCGCCCTGGCCGGCGGCCGGAACCCTATCGGCGGCTTCCCCGCCGCCATGTTCCGCACGTCCTCCAGCGCCGACTCGCGCACGGCCGACACCAGCGACTGCGCCCGCACCACCGACTCCCCAAGCTCCGCCGCAGTCGACCCCACGATCAACTCCGGCGGCAACTCAGGATGCCCGGCCAGCACAGCCTCACGAAGATCGACCGCCGCCCCCTCACGGGCCGCTGCCAGCTCCGCCGTCAGCGCCGCGGCGCTTTCGGCCTGCGCCCGCAGCTCCGTCAGCTCCTCGTCTGTCACCTCAGCCAATACGCACCTCCTCGTCCGCCCACGCGGACCTAACACTTCTCGCTCTAACACGGAAACAGGTAAAGTGTCAACTCCCCACCACAGGCGCAGCGACCGCCGCCGCCTCCGACGCCGCGCCCTGCTCCAGCAGCCAACGCTCCCACTCGCCGTCCGGGTCGTCCGACCCCAGCCGCAACATCGACGACCGCCGCGACGACAGACCCCCCTCCACACGGTTACGCTCCCGCTGCACGTCCGCGTTCGGGTCAACCGGCGCCACCAGCCCCCACCCCACACTCACAGCACCCGCCCCGGCGTACGCCGTCCCCGTTTCCCGGTCCAAGACCTCGAGGATCATCTGACCCCGCCGAGCGTACGCCCCACCGCGCACCAGCCGCTTCCGCAGCACCTTCTGCTCCAGCGGCTTCAGCTCAATCTCCAGCGCCACACCCGACAACGACCGCTGGTTGTCCCCGAAGGCCGTCCGCGGCGCCTCCGCCAAGTCGTGAAGGGCCCGGTAGAGCTGGTCAACGAACTCGAGCTGCACCTTCACACCGCCCTGCGCCAGCAGGTCCAGCAGGTACGCCTTCGACTCCGCCGGCAGCTCCCACACCGCCCCAGGCGCCACCGCGATGTCGGCGCTCTCCTCCACCCCCGCCAGCACGGTGATGGGGTTCCCCGACACCTCCATGATCCGCGAGAGCTGCGTGAAGGCCCGGTTGACCTCCACCGCCACCTCACGGAAGCCCTCCAAGTCCGACACCCCCCAATGCGACTTCGGCACCGGCAGGTTCGGGAAGACCACGTACGGCACAGCCCCCGCCTCGTTCGCCGACGTCTGCACCAGCCTCTCGCCCACCCACAGGTCGACCGTCGCCGCCGTCCAGTCCTCCACCGCCTCCACCGGCTTCGACACCTTCACCTCGTACTTAGCCGCCTCTTCCGGTTCGATCAGGTAGCGCTCCGCCACCCGCACCGCCCGCCGCCGGTCATGCGGATGCCACCACACGAAGAGCCCCTGCACATCCGGCGCCGTCACCACCACCCGCCCATCCTCCGGGTCCCACACCACCTTGAAGGCCCCGTCACCCAGGACCGCCGTCTCAACCTCCGTCTCATAGTCCAGACGCTCAAGCCCATTCTCCGCCGCCACCACCTGCAGCGCCCCCTCCGCCGCCAGCGCCCCAGCCCGCGCCTCGTCCGAGACCTTCCCGCCCTCGCCCGCGACCGGCGACACCTCCAGGCGCATCCCACCCATCACGTAGGACGTCACCTTCTCCACCAACACGCGCGCATAGTTCAGCACCAGCCGCCGCTCCGACCGCCGCCGCGACCCCGGCCACTGGTCCCCCTTGTAGAACGCCAGCGCCGACGCGTACCCACGCAGCCGGTCCTTGTCCATGTTCCTCAGCACCCTCGGCAACACCTCAGAAGACATCGCCCCTCCTACCCCTCGCCACAGCCCGCCGCGCCACGCCAGCCGCCTCGACGCACAGCGCAAGCGAGTTAGCAAGGTCATCGTTACCATCCGACGGGTCCACCTCCCACGACAGCACCCGGCTGGCCGAGTACGACGCCCGGCACAACCTCAGCTCATCCCACAAGGCCCGCCACTCCGGCGAGCCATCGTCAGCAAACACCCGCACCCGCCCCGTCCCGGCGGCCGCCTGGAGCCCATACCCCAAGGACGACTTCGACCGCTGAGTGTAGCGGTAGGCCACCACCCGGTCCTTACCCAACGCCCGCTGCAACAGCAGGGCCGCCGCCTCGCCGATCGCGGTCGAGTCGACCGCCACCCGCTTGACCGCCCACACGTCACGCAGCAGCCGCGTCACCAACGGGTAGAGCTCATCGTGCGGCACCCCCTGCCAGCGGTACAACGCCACCACCTCCACCTCCGGCAAGTCCCCACCACGCCACACCAGCTCGCCCACGCTCAGCGCCGTGTAGTCAGGCCCCCGCCGCGACACCACATCCGGCGACGCCTCACCCGCCACGTCCAGCCCCGCCACATACGACGACCCGCCAACAGCACCAACGCCCCGCGGGAACCCACCCCGCATCAAGTCAAGAACCGCCGGCGACAGCAGCCGCCCACCACCAGCCAGCGGCTTGAGCTCGTACTGCGTCGTGAACAGCGGATGCGTCGGCCCCAGCCGTTCCCGCTCCGCCAACACGAACTTGCCATAGGCCGGGTTCTGGCGGGCACAGAACTCCCACGGATAGATGAACGCCCGCCGCTGCCCGTCCTTCCGCTCCGCCTCACGGCAGGCGTACAACGTCGCCTCGAGCAGCGAGGTCTCTTCCCAGGCCGTGCCGTACAGCACCGTCGTGGCGTTGAAGGCCGATGCCATCGGCCGAAAGTCCCGGTCGAACTTGTCCGACGACACGTCCTGAGCCTCGTCTACCTCCAGTAGCAGCGAGGCCGTGCCACCCACCACGTTCGCCGACGGCTCCGCCGAGTAGAACGTCCACCGGGCCCGGCCCAGGCGGACGATGTGACCCTCGACCACCCGCGCCCACTCACTCAAGCCCGCCCGCTGGAGAGCACCCGTCAGCCGGTCGATCGAGTACAGCACCTGGGGCTTGAAGGTCGGCGCCGCCTTCACCCCGTTACCGCCCGCCACCATCGAACGCGCCATCAACACCGACTCCACCCACGCCGACAACTCATTCTTCCCGCTCTGTCGCGCCATCTCCACCACGAAGGTCAACCCCAGCCCCAGCCGGGCCGACTCCAGGATCGCCCGCGCCGCTTCGGCTTGGTACGGCCGCAGCTCCGTCAGACCGCCCACCTACAGCAGCCGCCCCTGCGCCAGCAACGCGCCGGCCTCCTGGACCCGCCGCCGCCGCGCCCACCGCCGGAACACCTCCACCTCCGAACACGTCGCATGATGAGACGTCCCGTCGACGTTCACCGGCTGCCACCGCCCCTTCTCCGTCCGCCGCCACACCATCGGCGCCCCACAGCCAGCACACTCCGTCCGGCCCGGCACCAACCGCACCCGACCGCCCGGCCCCACCTCCAGCGTCCTCGCCATCACGACACCCGCCCTTCTACGACGCCACAGCGCCCCACACGCCGCACCAGACGCAACATCTGCACCGGCACCTCGACCGCCCGACCACACTGAAGACACGTCGCCTCACCCAACCCGTTCGTCAGCACCTGACCCCCGACGCACCACCGGCACGGCGTACCAGCGGGGCGCAAGCCAACATCAGTAGCAGCCACCCCACGCCCCCCAACCGTCCGACGCCACCACGAGCGCCGCCGCCACCACGTTCTCCCGCACGTCAGCCAGGTTCCAACCCAACGCCTCAAACCGCGCACCGGCGCCCCCAGGGTGTAGCTGGAACACGCCGACCTCGCCCTCAGCGCCAACTAACGCCGGGTCGAACGTCCCCCCCGTCTCGCACGACGCCACCAACAACGCCCGCTCCACCTCAACCGCACCCAGCGGCCCGAAGTAATGCTCAATGACCGACTGCACCGACGGGAACGCCTGAGCGCCCCCAGGCGCGGCCAGCGCCCCCACACGGCCCTCCACCGGCCCGGCCCGCGACCCCGCCTCCGGCGTGCCCGTCACAGCGGGCCCCACCGTCGCCGTCATCACCGTCGACGCCGGCGGCACAACGATGGCCACCTCGCCGCCCTGCCCCGCCAGTGACAACGCGAACAACACCACGCCGGCCAGCGCCAGCCCCACCGCCAGCCCCAGCGCCCCGCTACCCTCCACACGCAACCTCACGAAAGCACCCCCGTTCTACTCGCCCGACGCCAGACGCGCCACCGGCGAGAACCGCGCGTGCTGCACCCGGGTGTCCCCCAGGTTCATCCGCACGTACTTCCACGTGGTGGAAATCTGCGAGTGACCCATGATGCGCTGCAGCGAGAACACGTCACCGCCGGCCATGATGTACAGGTGGCCAAACGTGTGCCGCAACAGGTGAGGGCCGCCCTCCAGCCCCGCCTTCCCCAGCGCCGTCCTCACCGCCTGCTGCAGCCCGTTGACCTTCAGACGCCCCCGCTTCCCCGTCCACACCTCCGCCGGCGAACCGATCCCCAACATCGCCCTCGCCGTCGCCTCCGACAACGGGACCGACCTACCGCCCGACGTCTTCCCCGCGATGCGCACCCGATCCGTCCCCACGTCCCGCCACGTCAGCGAGGCCGCCTCACCGATCCGCATCCCCGTGTCCAGCAGCAACAACACCAGAGCCCGGTCGCGCCGCGACAGGCCGCACGCCAAGAGACGGTCCACCTCCTCCGACGACAGCGTCCGCGGCTCCTTCGGCCGCCGCACAGGCCGCTCGAGCAGCGCCCCCACATCCGCCACACCACGCCGGCGCCCCAGCCACCGGTACAACAGCCGCACCGCCACCCACACGTCATACTGCGTCTCGTCCCCCACACGCAGCGCACCCAGCACCGCCTCCACCGGCTCCGCCTCCACCGGCAGCTCCTCACAGGCCGCCACCAACGACCGCAGCCCGTACCGCAGCCAAGCCTCGTACGACGCCGCGCACCTCTTCGCCCGCCGGCTCGCCACGAACGCCTCAACCGCATCGGCCGTCTTCAACGCGCCTCCACCACAAGCTGGTCCACCAGCCACCGGAGGAACGCCGCCGGCCTCTTCACCGCCGGGTTCACCCGACGCCACGAACCGACCGCCCCGGCCGGCGGCTCGTAGAACTCCAGCACGCCATCATGCAAAGCTGCCCTTATCATCGGCACACCGCGCCGCGCCACGAACGTCTCCGCCCCGACGAACCCCAGGCGCCTCCGCAGCCACCGGGCGAACCGCCGCTCGCTGGCCGTCAACGACACAGCCCGCGTGGGCACGCAACCACAACGCGGGCCGTGAACGTGATCAGGAGCTGGGTGTTGTTGTTGTTGGTGTTGATGCTGAGAGAGAGAAACCTCTCCCTCTCTCACAACACCATCATCATCAACCCGGGGGAAGGGCGCCTGCACAGGCGCGCGCAGAGGGACAGGGTCCACCGAAGGGGAAGAAGACGCCACGTGTCGCTCCTCTCACCCGCCACCAAAAACAACAAGCGAAAGGAGCCTAGATCGGCCCACCCGCGTTGTCAACTACCCAGCTACAGATTCACCTCTTGAATGGGGTTCAGGAGGTGAACAGGGTCGGGGCGTAGCGCAGCATGGTTTAGCGCACCTGACTGGGGGTCAGGAGGTCGCCGGTTCGAATCCGGCCGCCCCGACCAGACCTTGTCGAACACCGGTTCGCCAAGGTACAATGAAGGCCGAACGCTGCTACCGGCGTTCCTCACGGCCACAACGTCGCTCCGTGGCCACCGGGACAGCAAGCACCCGGCAGCGGCAGGAAGCAAAGGCGCGCCCCCTCACTTCGAGGGGGCGTCGTCGTAGTGCCGGCTGCCGTCAGCGTTCACCGGCACCCACCGGCCCTCACGCCGGACGAACCGAATCCACCCGCCGCACACCCGGCACGGCCGCCCACCCGGCCGCTCGCCCCGCAGGACCCGCAGCGCCAGCGACTTCAGCCCGAACAGGTCCCGTCCCCCTGGCATCGCGCGCCGTAGTATACTCCCACCAACATGATCCCACCAACGATCACCCTGGCCGGCTGCCAACTCTACGACGTCCGCTCCCTTTACCCGCCCGAGGAGGGCGGCGCGGTCGCTCGACCACGCGACCCCGCCCTCCTCACCGCCGTCGCCATCCACCACGACGCCGCCATGATGAACCCCGGCGACCTCGACTACTCCGGCTCCTCACTGAACGAGGACATGGCCCGGCTCGACATCATCTACCGCCACTCCCTTAACCAAGGCTGGGGCGGCTTCCCCTATCACCTCGTCGCCTCGCCCAACGGCCGCGCCTTCTACACCACGGACGTGTCCCTCTTCGGCGCGACCGTCGCCGCACGAAACCACCAGCTCCTCGGCGTCGCCCTCATGGGCAACTTCATGCTGGCCCAGCCGGGCGACACCCAACTCTGCGCCGCCGCCCGCTGCCTACTCGCCACCTGGGCGCTAACCGGCCGACTCCTGGCCCCCTGGGGCCACCGCGAGCTCGCCCTGCCCGGCTACGCCACGAGCTGCCCAGGCGACACCTGGCCGCAATGGTCCGGCAAACTCCTCACCTACGCCGCCGCACTCGCCCGCAAGGGAGGCCCACCGTGAACCACGACCCACTACAGCACGCCCTACACCAACACCAGTTCGACCTAGCCGCCCACCGCCTCGTCTACGGCGCAGCGGCCACACTCAACGGAGACGACGTCCATGGCCCGAACCAAACGGCGGCCCGGCGGCCAGCCCGGCAACCTCAACGCTCTCCAGCACGGCTTCTACAGCCGGGCACTCGCCGCCGCCCAACAGCTCGAGCTCGCTGACGCCCAGGCCATCGCACCCGACGACCTGAGCGGCGAAATCGCGCTCATCCGACAGCGCATCCTCACGCTCATCGAGGCGTCCCCCGACAAGCTCGAGCTCCTCTGCATCGCGGCCCGCGCCGTCGCCAACCTCACACGCACCCAGTACCACCTCAAGGGCAGCGACGCCGCCCACCTCCAGGACGCCCTCACCGGCGTGCTGGCCAGCATCGAGCTCGCCATCAAGACACCACCGGAGCCCGCACGTGCCTGACCTACCCACCACCGACTGCAACACCATCAGCGCCGCCCTCACAGCCGCCGCCCTGGCGATCGCCGCCACATCCCTCGCCCTCTGCGCCCTCATCCTCGCCTGGGTCATGAAACAGGTCCACGAGTGGCGCACCTGGAGGAAATAAAACCGCGCATAATATCACCACGAAAGCGCCACCCTCCACATACGAACAACCGCCCAGAATCGCACCACAGGCCAACACCGCAACCCACCTCGACGCACACCGGCCCGGCCCGCCCGGCCGTCCAGGTCGGCGGCCTCGGCGTTTCACACTACACGGTGTAGCGTACAAACGGTCCGCCAGCGGCGGACTGCCCTCGGCCGCCTAGACATAACCGCCCTTATGTCTCCCTGGCCGGGGCGGGCCTCCGGCGGGTCGCGCCGCCCCGCTCACCAACACAGGGCCGGGCGCCACGGCCAACCGTTCACCCTCGCCGCTTCCCCGTTCACGTCCGCCCCTTCGCCGTTCACGCGCCAAGCCCCGCCGTTCACTCCCGCCGTCGCGCCCTCCGGCACCCGACGGCAGCGCCAGCTCACGCCCCGGGGCTCGCTCGCGCCCCTAACCGCTCCACCGACCCACAACGAACCTAGTCGTTCCCCGCAAAACCGCCATCGATTCGCACCGCCCCGGCGGGCCACGGCTGAGCCGCCCACACACGCCACCTGACTTTCCGCCCACAACCCCGCGAGCATCACCGGGGAGCGGCGCGCGGGCGCGGCGGGGCCGGATACCGGGCCACCTAGCGGTAGGCGCTCCGCGCCTCCGGCCGGCGAAAGTACCCCCGTCAGGGCACGCCGCAGCATAACGTCCCGCCCCGACCGCGCCGCAACCATCGCTTCGCTCCGGTCCGCCTCTCCGTTCCGGCCCTGCGGGTGCGGCGCTGGGGCGGGCCGCGTCAGCGCGGCTTTGGCCCCGCCGGGGGGCTGGGGCACATTGGTTCGGGGGCGCACCATGGCACACACAGCCACCACCACCAGTTGCATCGCTTGTGGCCGCAGCACCGCCGGTTGGCTCACCCCATCAGGGCCGCCCCGCTGTCGGCGCTGCTGGCAGGCCCATTGCAGGGGTCTCGCCGCTCAGGGTCTCTTGCACGCGGCCCCGTTCCCGCCCTCCTGGCACGCGGCCCAGGCCGTCCGGCCCATGTGTCCAGAGTGCCCGTCGCCCTGGCCTTTGCAGCCATCCGGCGCTTGCTTCTTCTGTGAGTCCTGCGGGTACTCATCGTGTTAGCGGTGGCCGCCGCCACCAGAAAGGAGCCTCACATCATGCCCATCACCATCAAGAACATGACCAAACTGACCGACGCACAGGTAGAGTTTGGCGCACTCAAAGGCTGGCCCCACTTCATCGCGGAGGGCAGGCGGCGCGGGTGGACAATCCTCATGCCGGGCACCCACCACATAGACCACACCGGCCAGACCGTCGCCATCACCTCCATCATCATCGGCAGAACCCCAACAGAAAGGAGAACCACTTGACCGCACCAGCCCCGGACCAATGCCCGCACTGTGACCTCACCGTCAAGGTGTGCCCGGCCTGCTGGCAGGCAGGCTACAGGGGAGAGGCGCCCTGTTCCTGCCACCTACCGCCGCTCAGAAAGGAGATCTAGCCATGGGAGCCACAGACCAGCCCTTCAGCGTCACCAGCAAGTACACAGCGGAGACCGGCGCGGAGCTCCTCGTCACCGTCCGCGGCACCACGGCGGAGACGTTCCGCCACCACCTTGACCAAGCCATCGCCATCTTCCCCCGCGCGGGCTTCACCGCCGCCGGTCAGCCACAGCCAGAGCCCCAGGCGGACCCGCAGGCCCCGGTCAGCATCACCCAGGCCCGCGCTCAGGTCAGCCGCCAGGAGGAGGGCGCCGCCGCCCACGCCAACCTCATCGCGGAGCGCAACGCCCAAGAACAGGCGGCCCGCGGCAACGGCCACAAGTGCGCCAAGCACGGCCGCGCGTCCGAGAGCAAATACTTCGACGGACTCTACTGCCCATCAATGGACGCGGACACCGGAGAGAGGTGCAAGTGGACCTACCGCAGAGAGCAGCAGGCCGCAACCGGAGCCTAGCAGGAGAGCAGCGGGGGTCGGCCACCGGGCCGGCCCCCGCCACAAAGGAGAACCCATGTTCACCGTCGAGATCGTCAGAGGTTCATGCGACCACTGCGCCGCCAAGGACGTGCTGGTCGCCCGCCTGGGCTTCGCGCAAGTCGCCCAGGTCTGCCAACTCTGCCTCGCCACCGCCGAGGCCGAGGTCTACCGAGCCGAGGTCAACGACGCCGGGCTCCGCGACCGAGGGACACACCGCCTGCCCCTCCTGCGCGGCAGCCTACACTCCTAACGCCGCCGCCGCCCGCCAGCGGAGCGCCGCCTAACCAGCGGCGCTTTGCGCGTCCGGCGGCGGACCCACCTCCAGCGCCCGCATCAACCGCCCCTGCGCCTGGGCCACCAGCATCTTCGACGCCGGACCACGCAGCGCCACCGCATCGCACAACTGCAACAGCGCCGCCACCTGCTCAGGAGTGAGCACCACCGAGATCTCCACCAGCTCACCAGCCCCACGTCGCCGCCCATTCTTCGTCAT